ACTGCCAAGACAATGACCTGTGGTAACTGTGCTGCCTTTAACATATCAGACAGTATGTATAAGTGTATACACGACGGTATGGGCAAAGAAGCCTATGATGCTGAAAAGACTCGCGAAGCCGCAGACCTAGGCTACTGTAATCTATTACACTTTAAATGTGCTGGCACACGCAGTTGCGAACTGTGGGTTACAGGCGGACCTATTGTAAAATAATAAGGAGCGTAAGATGGAAGAAAATACTTGTAATCACTGTCGTCATCCTGCACATTGCGGACACGGATGTTCAGACGAAACCTGCGATCATTGCCCTGAGTGTGCCTGCGTTCATTGTCAAGCAGAAAATGCTGACACTGACCAATAATCAATTTAATCCGAATGGCTATTGGTCTTGTTCAATGAACAAGATGGTGTTTGTGCCCTTGGCAGAAGATGTTGCTCTGTTTGATCAAAACGGCTACGACCTAACAGTACTAGAACAACACTTCGCTGTCAGCAACGACACCCAAGCACACAAGCATAGGTCACATAGAACAGCACTTAAACAACCGTGGTTTACTCAAGAGCACAGGATAGAAGGTGCTGTATTAAATCACAGTTTGCTATTTGAGCGTAAGGCCTACACAGGTGCTGCCTTAGAACAATTACAGTATTGGGCCAAAACCCTACCGCTCCTACACAAAATTATAGCCATGCGTCCTAAATGGGGATTAGATTTCAGCATGGACTATGCTGATCGTGAAGGCAATGCCTTTGAACTGCTACATTGGGAATACGACGGATTTGACTATGATGAAATATGTGAAGTCAAAGCCCAAGTAGAGCCTAAAATTCTAGCAATCAATTGGGAACAAACAGCTAAAGATTTGATTAAATACAAGCACGAATGGCATCACTTAGATTTCTTCGCACAAAGCGATTGGAAATGTAATTACTTTGGGATACCAAAAGAACGATTTAAAATGGTTATATGGGATTAAAATGAAAAAACTACTACTATTATTATTAGCTGTACCGATGCTAGCACTAGCACAAAAAGCACCCCAAGGCGTTACCTATGACGCACAAATTCTAAGAGTGAGTGATGGCGACACAGTTGTGATCGCCGCCCCCTTTTTACCACAGCCGCTTAAACCTGAGCTTGCCGTCCGAATCTACGGTGTTGATACCCCCGAAAAAGGTTTCCGAGGACAGTGTGATAGTGAAAAAGCCCGAGGAGAAGCCGCCAGCGTTTTCACTAAAAATCTTGTTAGCACCAGTCAACAACGACAAGTCATCCTCTACGGTTGGGATAAATTCGGTGGTCGTGTATTGGGCGACATCATTCTAAACGGCAAGAGTCTACGTGCTGAATTAATTCGCAACGGGTTTGCCCGTGAGTATTATGGTGATGCTAAACAAAGTTGGTGTAATTAAAATGCAAATCAAAAGCTATCAATTATTTGCTCAACTACTGGAAGGCTATGTAAACGAAGCCAGTACTAGTATGAGCCTTATTTCAAAACATCCTGGCGGTAAAGAAGTTATACAAAAACTTCATACAGATCAAAAGCTGGCACATGATATTAGTTACAGTCCTGTGGCTAAGATTTCTTGGAGCGAGCTCAAAGACAGCTATCGTGGTGCGTGGGTTATTATCCAGGGCGACAAAGGCACAGGAGCTATTAAAGCCAGCGGCGGCAATACTGGTGATTATTTTGCCGTAGCCAGCGTAGGCGGAGAAATACGCAGCATGAATGATGGACGTGGTGGTAATGTTATTGATTTCCTTAAAGGTGAGATTGGCGGCCTGCGTAAGTTTTATGTAGGTAAGAATACCACAGCAGTAAACGACAAACAGAAAAACCGTGCTGATGCTACCAAAGGACTAGATACCACAGTTAGTCAAGATACATTAGTTAAGAAATTTAAACCTTTGTGGGTTCGTGCTATTACCGCAGCAATAGCAGACATCAAGGGTCACGTAGCTAACCAAATTAAGAACGATGCTTTTGAAAAAGCCAAAAAGAAACTTAATTATATTGAAACTTTACAGAACGGTCTTGAAGCGTTAGACGCAGGAAATCAAGATACTCCTGGATTTGTTCATTCAGCTATCAATTCAGCAGTGTTAATGACTGCTAGTCATTATTATCCAGAAACCACAGGCAACATTGAACGCAGTCGCTATAGTGGTAGCGGTGTTAGTGCTCAGTTTCCTGAAGGTCCCGCACAACTATTAAAAGATATCGCCGGTGGCGATCAAAAGAAACTAGGAACAGTTCTTGCTTTCTTTAAGAGGAGCTTGATATCAGGATGAAACTAGATCAAATTATTCAAGAAGCTAACGTAGCAGCAAAAATTAAAGATCCAAAAACTATCAAGATGCTGGGCATTGCCATGCGTCATGATGCTACATTGCCAAAAAATAAAGTAGCTGCCCTAGGCCCTAACCCTACAGAAGAAGATATACTAAAGTTATGGAGCGAGCTACTAGATGCTTCATTAGCTAGTACAGACTATGGCGACATATCGCAGGATGGCAAGTTTGATGATTGGCTAACTCGTATGTATATGAACGGGATCGCCGACTATGAAGATATCAACGGCGAAGGTGGTGACGCTCTAGGTGCTTGGAAAGCGTTGAGCATACGTGGCAAGCTATCAGAAAAACATCAAGACTTTAATAAATTTAAGAATCTACGTCAGATACAGGCTATTATTCAAGATAGAACATATCGTGATGAACTTCGTCGAATCAAAGATGCTGAAGTTATTGAAAAGCACAAACGTGAAAAGAAAGAAACAACACTTATTGATGACGATCGTTTCCTAGTCACTGTACCTTACAACTACGGTGCCTGTTACAACTTTAATAACTCGCACGGATTTAATGCTAGTTTCTGTACAGGATCAAGCAGTGGTGCTAGTTGGTTTAATCGTTACGCAGATGATGGTCCTATCATTTCAGTGTTTGACAAACAAAATCCAGATGATGTCAATGGCAAATGGCAAATACACGCACCAACTAATCAGATCAACAACGGTAATCAAAGTGTGCGTAAAGATGATAAGTTTGCTGAATTGTTTCCAGGATTGATGAAACGGATTGCACAAGCAGTACAAAGCAAGGGCGAAGAACTCAAACAGAATTCTACTGAAATTGTCAGTGGCGGGTATGATGCTGCTAAAGCAGTGACTGATCTAAAGAACAAGTTTCCTATTAGTTTTAATTCTAGCGAAGAAGAAACTCAATCTAACGATAGCGGTGCTGGCACATACCTAGTGACTCATAATCCTTCTGGAAGAACTGCTCAAATAGATGCTGAGAGTAGGGATGATGTGCTTAATAAACTTCGTGAGCGTCACCCTAATATCAATACCGATGACTTTACAATAGAAAAACAAGCAGCATAGGATTAAATTGTGTTTCCGGATATCAAGGAGATTGAATTATCCAAAACATTTGTGTGGTATCCTGCCGGTAGAGAACAAGAGTATAGTGATCGCATGGGTCCTATATATGCTAAATTGTTGTACAATTACGAAAACACTAGTAACCCCGCAGTGTTTGATCAAAACAAAATACTAATTGCTAATCTGTGGGAACAGGTAAAGAACAACCCTATCAAACACGAACTATTATATCGTGTAGAAAAAATCTTAATGCTCTATGAACACTGGACTAGAACTAATAAATGGCAATCTCCGATGGTAGCTGTTGTTCACGGTGATCGGTACAGGGTACATCCAGGCAAAGACAGATGGTTTATTATGCGTCATTTGAACATACCTAGATATCAGTTTCTAGTAATAGATCAAATAAATCATCAAACGTTAAATCTTGTATCTGGATTTTGGGACAATAAACTTAAATTATCTATAAGAGGCAAAGAAGTACCTGCCATATTCCACGACTACGATAAAACAGATGTATACAAATTTGCTAGACTAACTAGCTGGTTGGGTTCTCAACTGTCATTCAAAGAGTTTGCCTCATCTACAAATAGACAACGATCAATAAATCTAATCGTCAACAAGAAAGGACCCTAAGGTCCTTTCTATTTCTTCTATTATAACCTGCTACGCAGCAATATTATTTCTTTGTAGCACCGCTGTTAACAAATGCGTACATTTTCTCAGCAGTCTCAAGAACTTTATCTAGTCCTGGGTGCTCTGGCATGCCAACTGTGGTAACGATCTGATTGGTTTTTTCATCACGTTTAGCAGTCATTTCCCAGCCAGAGAACTTGACATGAAAATCATCGCTAATAAGGTCTTTGGCCATTGCTAGGATGTCAGTGCGGATTTCGTAGCCGTTCTTGTTGAATTTTACTTCTGGTAATTTTGGTGTTTCGAATTGTGACATAATAATCTCCTGTGTGTAATGTCTGTATGTTAACAACTACTTCTTTTTCGCTGTTAACTTATTATATATGCTCTGTGAACAAAAAGCAACTTATTTCTTGAACTTATTTGTTCGTTCTTGAATTATGTTGACTATTTGGTCACTAAGCACAACTTCGTAATGGTTGTAATCTACGTCCACTAATTCCATATCAGCATGATGTCGCATACTGCTTATGGTTACAACTCCGTCATTGGGTTCAACCATGAACGGACTTTGTCCTTTTACAGTAACCACGTTAGTCCATGGATGCTGTATTTTGATTTTATTTGCTTGCCGCATGGCCCAACTGCTAGGACCAATGTCACGCATCAGTCTGCTAAACGGCAAAAAGTATTGAGCATAGTCTGCTACTTCTGCCCCGCCATAAGGCGTACTTAATGTAACAGCACCTAATACTTGTTTGGGCATAATATTAGCCAGATGCAAACTGTATATACCGCCTAAACTATGTGCTATGAACGCAATGTTATCAACATCTTCTAACTGTAATTGCATTACTTTTAGATTGTTTTCAAAGCCATTGCGACTATCATAGTCGATATCTATACCGCTACCTAGTTTACTTTTAATATAATTGAAACTTTCACTAGTAGCATTAGCACCATGTATATAAACTAAATTCATAGTGTATATATCTTCTGCAATAACGTATTACTTGCTGGTCATTACAGCTTTGGCTTCTTCTACTCGCCCTTGACTTGCTAGCCAAGAAGCATATCTTGCTTCGCCCACTGCTAATAAAAAATTGCCAACTGAATTTAAAAAGTTTTTCATACTGTATTTTCCTTGTGAGAATTGTAGTTGAATTGCTGGATATAGCTTTCCAACTGTGCGGCATCGGTAATGCCTTTGGTGCTTAGATAGTGATCTAAGCGGCTTTGATATGTGGAATCGGGAAACATCTCTGCTAGTCTTTCCAACGCGGCCAGCATCTTTTTTGATAGTATATTCATAAATCCTCTGTAAGTGTGTGTAGTACCTTATGGTTTCTACTGAGTATTTAGTTCTGAGAGATTACAATTTTGTCAAAAAGAATGTAAAATAGTATTTTTAATCTAGATGATTAATTGGTTAAATATAAGACTGGAACAATAATATATGAAAATAAGCACACGATCTATCCTACAAGAACTTAACCAAGTTGCTTCTGTACGGAACACTGATGCTGTTATAGAAAGCAGAGCTACAAATATTATTAATTCTGCTATCAACCTAATAGAATCTATGAAAAAGCAGTACGACCCAGAAGTCGCTGACGAATTAGAGCGTCGATTGCTTAATGCTATTAAGGGACAAGATCCATCCAAATTCACTCGTGGTATTCGTAAGGTTACTGAAGCCCGCAAACAAAAACGAAAAATAGAAGAATCTAAAAATGACTGATTTATTTGAAGGCGGTAATGTTTTTAAAGACAATGCCGGAACAATATTAACCAAACGCATTAATCGAGCAGATGTTTTGCCTACTATTAAATGGTTAGAAACCGTTACAGGTTTAGAGCTTACTGATCACCTGCTAGGCACAACAGGCAAGAAAGAAACCAGCGGCGACCTAGACATTGCCATTGATGCCAATGAAGTAAACAAAGATGAATTCGCTGCCAAGTTGGGTGAGTACATTAGCAAGCAGGGCAGTGATCCTAAACAGTGGATTAAAAAGAGCGGAGTTTCAGTACATTTTAAAACTCCCATCAAAGGTGACGAAGCCAACGGTTATGTCCAGTCAGATTTTATGTTTGGAGAGCGTGAGTGGATGAAGTGGTCAATGACTGGCGGACGTGAAGGATCAGAGCTTAAAGGTGCCCACCGTCACGTTATCCTAGCCAGCATTGCTAAGACCAAAGGCATGAAGTGGAGTTTTCAAAACGGATTGATGAATCGTGACACTAACGAAGTGATCACTAAAGATCCTAATGAGATTGCCAAGAAACTCTTAGGGCAAACAGCTACACCTAAAAATCTTCAAGACCCTGAAGCAATCATCGATTACATTATCAAATTACCCAACTACGAAGAACTAGTAGCAGATGCTAGAACAACTCTTGCTAGAGACGGAGTTGAATTGCCCGTATCCGGACAAGTTGAAAGTTATACCCCTGGTACCAATGCGTGGTTCCGTAAGATGATTGAGATTGTTAGATGAGAGCATTTGAGTTTATAGTAGAAGGTGGCTGGGACACAACCTTAACACAAGGTACTGTTCTAAAGCCTGCTGCTGTGGCTCGAGCATTAGAAGTTGTTGACAAGTTTGTTGTTGACTTTAACGATTATTTGAAGGCCAAAGGAATAGGACCAGTACAACGTGGCAAGCCTACTGGTAGCAGTGCTTACCATGAGCGAGATCAAGAAGAAGATCCAGACAAAGTCTACGGCGACGTTGACCTACAGATGATTGCTCCGCCTGTAGAAGGCAAGAGCTACGGACAATTCTCAGCATATTGGAATACGCTAGCAGATGAATTTGTCAAAACAGGTGCTGCTCCTTATGTAGACAATACTGAAAGCAAGCCTGGTCATCCTATTGTAAACATAGGTGACAGTGACTATGTACAAATTGACTTTATGTGGCATGAGCCAAAGATGGCCGACTGGGGTGCTACTCGTGTAACACCAGAGCGTGGAGTTAAAGGATTGTTATCTGGCAACATGTACTCGGTTACTGGTGAGATAATGGATCTAAGTATCCAACATGCTGGTGTACAATTAAAAGTTGTTGACAATCAACGTGTGTCCTTTAGCAAACAAAAAGACACAACAACAGTAACCGTTACTACAAACCCTAAGACTTGGATCTATGATATCTTTAAATATCAAGCAGAACAGATGGGAGTAAATAATCCCGTAGTTGATCCGTTACTAAAGGCCAACCCGGGTACTGACATCGCTGATGTTAAGATCAGTGTAATGGCCAACGGTATTAAAGGTTTGGCCAAGAGCTTTGAAGCTAATAAGATGTTAGGGCAAGGTGACCTTGCTAAGTTTTCATCGGCTGATGAATTCCTAGCACAGTGGATGAATCGTTACGAAGAAAAAGCAATAATTGATGTCAACGCTAAGAAGCGTGACAAAGCAGAAACACCAGAAGCCAAGGCTCGTGCTGAAAGCGATAGAAAGAAAGTCTTACAGGGTCTTGAAATGGTTAAAGGATTATTTTAATGAGAGCGTTTGAATTTTTAACAGAGTCTAAAGTTGGTCGTGAACTTCAACACGCAGAAGATCTCATTGTGGTGGACGGATCAAAAGGGGCTCTTGAAGCCTTAGACGAACTAGCTGCTATGGCCAAGAATGTTGACGATGTTACTGTTAAATGGGATGGCTCTCCAGCGGTGTACTTTGGTCGTAATGAAGCGGGGGCGTTTGTGCTTACTGACATTGCGGGCTTTGGTGCTAAAGGTTATCAAGGAAAAGTTACCAGTGCTGACGATCTAGAAAACATGTTACTAAGTCGCGGCAAAGAAGTCAATGATTCACGTAGACAGTTTGCCGGTGCTATGAAAGGTTTATGGGATCAATTCTCACAAATGATTGAGCCCAACTTCCGCGGCTATATCAAAGGCGATCTATTGTATTATACACAACCGCCAAAAGATCCTAGTGGAGACTATGTGTTTACACCTAACACAGTAACTTACCATATTCCTACTGATTCAACTATTGGTAAAAGAATAGCTCAGAGTACTGCTGGTGTAGCAGTACATCAATACATTGATCTAAACGGTAATTCAACAGCAGTTAAGCTACCAATGCGTGGCATCAAATCTCAGGGACCTGTGATGATCCAAGGTCCAGTAACTGTAAACGTATTGCCCAGCATAGACGAAAATAAACTAAAATCTGTAAGACAGTATGTAACTAGTCGTGCTGGTGAAATTGATAAGTTACTAGATGACAATCAACTAGCCGCAGACAAGATGGGCGACTTTAAAAATGTGCTTTACCGGTTTGTTAACGAACAAACAGACACAGGCAGTTTTACTGGTTTGAACAAACGTTTTCAAAGTTGGTTAAGTTCTGATCCTAAAGTTAGTGCTCCAAAGAAAGCAAAGATAGACGGATACATCAAAGCACATGCTGGTGCGTTTGAAGCATTGTTTACGGTCATCGAACAGATCATGGCCATCAAGGATGACATTATCGATCAACTAGATCAACAGGCAGAAGTTAGATCTAGCATCGCCGGCAAGCGTGGTGGTGAGGGCTATGTTAAAGGATCTAGCAAGATCAAACTAGTACCTAGACTACACTTTACAGCAGCAAATCGAGCCAAAACTCGCTGATATCACCCGTTTTCTCTAAACCAATATAAATACTATGCCGATCCCGGAGCGGGATCACGATTTAGAGACAAGGAGAAAAAATCATGGCAGACTTAACAGCAACCACAGTAGCAGCAAATTTTAACAAATTTGCAATTTCACAATCTGACGCAGGTTCAGAGATCGTAATCAGCGGTTCAAAATCAAATATGACCAACGCTGATCTATTAGCAGTTATTCGTCAACTATCAGTAGCTGGTGGTGACGGTACAGGTACTGACACTGGCGGCCCAGACGCTTTCACAGTAGCAGCATTTGGTACAGCAGACGGTACAGCATTTGAAAGTGGTGTAACAGACGTTGTTTACTTCCGTATTCAAGGTACTGGTGGTACACCAAATCTAACTACAGTTTCTGGCGTAACATTGGCAGCAGTAGCACATTTCAAACCAGCACTATAATTAGTAATTCCTAGGGATGGGAAGTAAGGACCGGAATTTATTTCCGGTCTTTTTTTATCTGCGTAAATACTAGCAGATTATGAACCGATACAAGATAACCACACTAGTAGACATTACTCGAAGCAGGCCCTCTAGATACGATCCTGACGAAATTAAACAGGGTCAGCAGAGTAACTTTAATACACTCCTACAAGCAATCGGACTAAGAGCTAACATTGCTTCTGATACAGATCCAAAGCGGGATACAGGACGATTACCAGACCCATTTAACGGCAAAGGCACATATTGGGTATATGAGTTTGAACCTGAACGTGCTGACAGCTTTTTAGACGGTGATAATCCTGTAGGGCATTTAATCAACGACCTACATGGCGTTCCGATCATAGATAGATTAAATAATAGCATAGACTTTGATCTTCCGGTATTCAAAACTCTAGGTAATCAAATCAACACGGTAGTTCAGAAATTGGACTAGTTGGATAAATATATTACCAAAGGCATAGTAGTAACCATTAGGCAATTCAGAACACTTAGGCACATGGCTCGGAGCGAGCACTTGACTTAACATAAAAGGAATCAGCCATAATGGCCACAAAAGAAGCTGTCGCACAGTTAGCGGCATTACCCGAGCGGGTAGCAGTAGTTGAGATTAAAGTAGAAGCAATCAACGAAAAACTTTCTGATATCAAAGCTGATGTCAAAGAAATGCACGACTGTCTAGATAACACTCGTGATTTACTAGATAAAAAACTGTGTGAAATGTCAGAAGCATCAAACAGTCAACACGCAGAACTTGCTGCTAAGATTGGCAATTTAGAAAAACTTAAAAACAAATATACAACCTATGCAATGATTGGATTGGCATTTGCCGCAGGCACTGGTTGGCTTAATTCGGTACACTTGCCACAAATACTCAAGTTCTTTGGCGTATAAAATATACGCACTTAAATAAAGGACCATAGGTCCTTTTTTTATGACTAAAAACATACAGCAACGGCTTGACACAGTCATTGCTCGAGTAAACAAAAAACTAGTTCAAAATGAATTTGTAATTCCGCAAAAAACGGAACGAGGAATTCTTGTTGGTCCTGTGCTGATTGAAAGTGCTGGTGCTCTCAAAAATATCTATTATAATGATACGCTTATGTTTGCTGACATATCGCTGAATAAAGTAGCAATTAAAATAGCCAACTTGCTGGCCATAGATTCTACCAGATATCAACAAAAAATAGACGAACTAGTACATGTAGACAACAAGTTTGGAGCCGCATTATCTGACTATCAGATGTTTAAAGATCGCTTGTCTAAAGCCCATAGAGAACAAGACCAGTTTAAAATAGACATGTATCTAGCAAGGCTGGGCTATGCTAAATCATCTGCTGAATATTGGAAAAAACAAGCACTTAGTTTGGCTGGATAAGTAATAAATATATGATAATCCTGGATGGGCAACTATGAAAACTACAGAAATTTTTAAAAGATCCGATGCTAAAAAGATCAATGAAACAATCCAAAAAACATTTGGACAGCGTATTAGTTTTGAAAACTATAATCTAGATCAACTAGAAGACTCACGCAATAGACTAAGAACACAGATCTATCAGTTTAAGCAAGCTTCGGGCTTTAACGAAACTTTAGAGAATGTTGATTACTCTCGTGCTCAGTGGATGCTAGATGCTATCAATGCTGAAATCGAAGAGCGTGGCGAAGTTGCTATGGAAAGCCCAGAAGGAAATCTACCAGAAACCCAAACAGGAGAAGAAATGAGTAATCAAGTTAGAGAAAGTGCTACAGACAAAGCCAGTGCTGTAGTCACAGCAAAATCAATGGTTGACAGAGTTGGCCGTTGGATTGAAGATTTGGCACAGATGGAAAACGATCAGCTATTAGAACTAGGTGATGTTATCCGTGACGAAATGGGTCAAGAACAAGCTAAGGCATTTGTAAGCCAAGTTGCTCCAGCTATTCAGACTGCCCTAGCAACATTGAAAACAACACGCGAAGCACTGAGCTCAGGAGTGCGTGTACTATCCGGTGACGAGCAACCAACAGACATGCTTGGTGCTGAACCAACAGACGACATGGGCGGTGATATGGGTGATGACATGGGTGCTGCTCCAGCTGCTCCAGACGAAATGAACCTTGGCGATGAAATGCCACCAGAAGATGACTTTGCTGCTGCTGAACCAGCATCTGGTCCAGACGAAGCCGGCCGTGCTAAACGTGAAAGTATTAATCGCAGCAATCAACTATTAAAAGTTCTAGCAGGATAATGCGATTAACCGAGTTTACTTCTAAAGAAGAACAAGAAAAGCTGGACGAGATTCTTCCAGCTCTTGCTGCTGCTGGCGGTATGCTAGCTCGCGGTGCTGCCGCTGCTGGTGGTGCTGTTGTTCGTGGCGCCGGTGCTGCTGCTTCAGCTATTGGTCGCGGTGCCACTGCTGTAGGACAAGGCATAGCTAGTGCTGCTCCTAAAGTAGGACAAGCAGTAGTTAGAGGTGCTTCCGCAGTAGGTAACGCAGCATTAAAAGGTGCTGGTGCTACAGCTCGTGGTGTTGGCAATCTAGCAGGACAGGCCGTTGGTGGTGCTGTTAGTGGATTCGGTAAGGCTACAAGCGGAACTGATCAAGAGATGACTCCGCAACAACAAAAACAACAACAGCAACAACAACAATTGGCTATAAAAGGTCAACAGGACATGGCTAGTAGAATTAAAGAGTTAGAAACTGCTCTTGCTGGCCTAAAACAATCTTCAGGACTATAATGAGAATTTTTGAAATTGATGACTCTGCTAATCCTGGACACGAATACGCTGTTAGAATTAAATTAGCGTTGAGCAACCTTATTGGCCGCTCGGCTAGCAAAGGGCAAGCAGCCAACTACAATTGGGCCTTTCTAAACCAATTGCCGGAACTAAAAGGTCTCAAGTTAGATCAATCTTCTTTTGCCAAACTATATGACACATATCCTATGATCAAAGATCTAGTTAAAAACTTTGAACCAAGCGGTATCAGTCTCAAAGTACCCGGTGTCAGCCAAGAAAAGGAAGATCCAGGCTCTGATCTAGATAAATCTAAAGAGAAGATCAATCAAGCCGCAGCGTCAGCAGCACCTAAGCAATTGGCAAAATCGGCTATTTGATTTTTATCAAATACCTGTTATAATTGCTAAATGAATCTAATTGAAAATATAAACCCGCCTCCTTTCGTTGAACGATTTCAGTATAAAGCCTGTAAACAAATCAATGATCCAGTAACACGTAAGCGTGTCTACTTAACTCCAGATGGAGAAAGCCTTCCTTCAGTAACTACTATTCTAAGTGCTACCAAAGATATGACAGCACTCAATGAATGGAAGCGTCGTGTAGGCGAACAAAAAGCTCGTGAGATCACTACAGAAGCTGCCGGCGTTGGTACAGCCATGCACGCCAACTTAGAAAGATTCTTAGCGGGTCTACAAAGGCAACCAGGCAACGCTCCTGTACACGTTCAAGCTAACAAAATGGCTGACGAAATTATCATCAACGGACTCAGCAAGGTTAATGAAGTATGGGCTATGGAGCAGAGCTTGTATTTTCCAGGTTTATATTCAGGCACTACAGACCTAGTAGGAGTCTATGACGGCGAGCCGGCTGTGATGGATCATAAACAGACCAACAAACCCAAAAAAGAAGAATGGATTGACGACTATAAAATTCAGTTGGTTGCGTATATACTAGCACATAATGAAGTTTATAAAACTGACATCCGCAGGGGTGTAGTGTTCATGTGCTCTAGAGCATGTGAATATCAACAGTTTGATCTGCTACCGCAAGACTTTAACAAGTACCAAGATATGTGGCTTGGCAAGGTAGAAGAATACTACCTAGCTAATAGATAAATACCCTATAACAGGGAATTTAATATGGCCGTAGTGCAAATCTCAAAAATTCAGGTCAGACGTGGCCGCAAAAATGGTGAATCCGGAATTCCTCAGCTTTCAAGCGGAGAAATGGCGTGGGCTGTTGACACACAAGAATTATATATTGGTAACGGATCAGTAGCAGACGGTGCTCCGGAAGTTGGCAATACCAAAGTTCTTACAGAACAAGATAACTTACTTGATCTAGTTGATTCTTATAGATTCGCAAGAAACACGCCAACGATTACTAAGACGGTATTTAGATCTCTACAAAGTAAATTAGACGACAGAGTCAACGTTAAAGACTTTGGCGCAGTGGGCAACGGTATTGTTGACGACACTGAAGCATTTCAAAATGCTCTAGATGAATTATTTAGAAATGCTGATGCTGAATTTAGAAAAGAGCTGTTTGTTCCAACTGGACACTACAGAATTGCCAGTCCCTTAGCAATTCCGTCATACGCTGCTGTTATTGGAGAATCGCAAGTTGGTGCTGTTATTATTGTTGACGATACTGAAATATCGTTGACATCTACGGCAGGAACTGGTCCTTCCTTATGGTCATCATCAGATCGACCACACGATATTATTTTTAGACAAATTACTTTTAGATTTACTACAGGGCATTTTGATCTAACTGGCCTGAAAGACGGATCATTTGAACGTTGTACATTCCAAGGTACGCTGATAACTTTGTCAGATGCTGCTAATGCTACTCCTGTAGACCCTCTGGTTTATATTTCTAACACGCAAAACATTGGTACTACCATCGATAACATTACGTTTAGAAATTGTATATTTGAAAAAAGCTACAAAGCTATTCAGTTTGATCAAGTACAGGCACTTAGAAGTAACGTTAACATCATTGGTTCTGAATTTAGATTATTAAACTCAGCAATTGATATTCTCGGCATCACTGAGCAAATTAACGATTGGTACATTGACGATTGTTTCTTTAAAGATATAGCTAGATATGCGTTTAAATCAAACTTTGGCGTAAATGTAAAAATTACAAGAACAAGATTCCGTAGATGCGGCAATAATGATCTTTTACCAAATGCGCCAGACAGTGGTATTGTGATTTTTGGGCAAATTGGTAACAACATTGTATTGGATTGTTCTTTTGATAGACACGCTGCGGCATACACTAACGTATCGGTAGATGACGATCGATTGGCATACTCTGAAGTAATAAACGGCAGTACTGTAACAATCTCTGACCAAATTAATCAAAGCATCTATGTGTCATTTGGTCCTGTGCCGTTAACAATGTTTTCAGCATTGAATACATATACTAAATTAGATTATAATATTTCATTTACTAATGGATCAGCTAGAGCCGGTACATTGGAAATTACTGTTGGTGATAGTTTTGTTGGTCCTATTATCACTGACACATACAGCAGTACGTGTGGTGATGTTAGACCCGAAACTGTTGAATTTTCTGTTCGATTGGTTTCGAACAGCACTGCTATCGCCGGAGATGAAACTATGATAATTGACTACAAGAGTCCGGCCGCAGATCTTGTTCCGGATAAATTTAGATATTTTGTAAGTTACAGTGTTTGATCTTGATCAAACTTCAAAACTCAAGACCTGGAAAGAATTTAGACAGGCCCTTGAAACATCAAAAACTCCGTTAGAGGATGTAGCAATCTATTGGAGTAGAACACCGTTTGTTAATCCTTATCTTGATCCAACCAATCCGTCTTCATGGCCCGATCCATGGCAATTAATTTTAGATAGTAAGTTTGACGAGCTTGCTATTGCTCTAGGTATATGCTATACTTTAACATTAACAGAACGTTTTAAGAGCCAGCAAGTCGAGATACATACGTCTATGTCTTCAGGAGAAAGTAGATATATTGTAGTTGTTAATAACATCAATATATTAACTCCTTTTTATAGAGAAGTAACTAATGTGAGCGAGCTAACGTATGGATCTAATAAGATTTGGCCAGTATGAGGAAGTTATAAATACTACCTTAGATACAAAAGAACAAAGAATTGAGGCGAGAATGAACGATAGCATTATAGTATTAAAAAGAAACGGATCCAAAGAGCCGCTGGATTTAGAAAAGTGGCAAGCACAAATAACAAAAATATGTAGTGGGATAGCAGACGTCAGTCAGAGTATGGTTGAGATCAAGGCCAGTCCGCATTTCTATGATGGAATTACTACAAGAGAAATTGACGCAATAACTCTAAGAGCGATTGTTGATCTTATCGACGTAGAAAACAATCCCGATGTTGGTCATACAAATTATCAGTATGTAGCCGGCAAACAAAGATTATCAATGTTGAGAAAAGACGTGTATGGAAAATATGAGCCGCCGCATCTTTACGACATTGTAAAAACAAATGTAGCCACAGGGTTATACACTCCAGAACTTCTTGAATGGTACAGTGAAGAAGATTGGAATAAGATGGACGAAATTATTGACCATGCTAAAGACGAAGAGTATGGTTATGCTAGCATCGAGCAATTAATAGAAAAGTATTTGGTACGCAATCGTGCCACAAAGGAAATTTATGAAACTCCACAAATTCGTTACATGGTTGCGGCAGCAACTGTGTTCCATAAAGAAGAGCCAAATAGCGCAAGAATGCGTTACATTAAAGAATACTATAGTGCGGCATCCGATGGTTTGTTTACTCTTGCTACACCTGTGCTTGCAGGGCTCGGCACTCCTACTAAACAGTTTAGTAGTTGTGTGCTTATCAGGAGTGACGACGATCTTGATAGTATATTCGCTTCTGGTGAGATGATGGCCAAGTATGCCAGCAAACGTGCCGGCATTGGTTTGGAGATTGGACGTCTACGTCCTTTGGGTAGTCCCATCAGAGGTGGCGAAATTATGCACACAGGCATGATACCTTTCTTAAAGAAGTGGTTTGGCGATTTGCGCTCGTGTTCACAAGGAGGTATTCGTAATGCTAGTGCTACTGTATTTTATCCTATTTGGCATCATCAGTTTGATGACCTTATCGTGCTTAAGAACAACCAAGGCACAGACGAAACCCGAGTCCGTCATATGGATTATGGGGTTGTGCTTAGTGCTTTCTTCTGGAGAAGATTCAAGAACAAAGAAAACATAACTTTCTTTGACCCAAACGAAGTACCCGAATTATACGAATCATTTTACAAAAATACACAGCAGTTTGAAGAACTGTATGTCAAATATGAAAAGCGTCGTGACCTACGTAAAAAGGTCATGAGTGCTGAAGAAGTTTTCAAGGGTGGTATACTGAAAGAACGCACAGATACAGGTCGTATCTATTTGGTGTTTATTGATAATGTAATGAATCAAGGACCATTTGATCCTGAGTATCACACGATATATCAGAGTAACCTGTGCTGTGAGATCTTATTACCCACACGTCCATTTAAAAGACTCGATGACGATAGTGGTCGCATAGCGTTATGTACACTGGGGTCTATCAACTGGGGTGCGTTCCGGAACCCGGAGGATATGCGTAGAGCCGCAAGGATTCTACAGCGTAGCCTGTGTAACATCCTTGACTACCAAGACTTCTTGTCGATACAGAGTAAACTCAGTAACGATGAGATACAACCGTTAGGCATAGGTGTTACTAATCTAGCCTACTGGCATGCCAAACGTGGATTACGTTACGGTGATAAAGATGCTCTAGCTGAAGTCAAAACTTGGATGGAACATCAGGCCTACTATCTAACAGAAGCCACAGTTGACCTAGCCAAAGAACGTGGACCTTGTCAGCATAGCTCACATACACGATACGGCCAAGGTACATTCCCCTGGGAACTACGTGCTAAGGGTGTTAATGATCTAGCAGACTTTACACCTGAACTAGATTGGGAACCTTTACGCAAGGACATGAAACAATACGGTGTACGCAATGCTACATTGATGGCCATTGCTCCGGTAGAGTCTAGCAGTGTTGTCATCAACTCAACCAACGGTATTGAAATGCCAATGAGTTTAATTTCAACTAAAGAATCCAAAGCAGGATCATTTACACAAGTAGTTCCAGAATATCACAAGTTGAAGAACAAGTATCAACTAATGTGGGAACAGAAAGACTGTGATGGTTATTTGAAGACTGCCGCAGTACTACAGGCCTATGTTGATCAAAGTATTTCAACAAACACATTCTACAATCCAGCACATTTTGCAGATCGTAAAGTTCCAACTACACTGATTGCTCGTAATCTAATGAACTTCTTATATTGGGGCGGTAAAACATTCTATTACAGCCTAATTAATAAAGCAGGTAGTAAACAACTTGCTGAGGAAACTCCACCTATGGGATTATCTCCAATTGACTTTGATGCTGAAGATGACTGTGAGAGCTGTAAGCTATGAGTTTTAGTTTTATTAGAAACGTGCTGTTAGAAGGCAAGCCTGATAAGTTAGAAATCAAAGCCTTGCCTTACGATGTTGATGAACTTGATCCAGTTATATCAAAAGAAACAATTAACTATCACTATGGCAAGTTGGCCAAGACCTATGCTGAAAGATACAATGCCAATGAAGGTGATGCTACATTTAATGAAGCTGGTGTATTCTTACATAATATATTGTTTCAGCAATATCAAACACCTAAAAGTTCAAACAAACCCACAGGCGATATTCTCGCCTTTATTGAAGAGCACCACAAGAGTTTTGACAAATTCAAAGAAGAGTTTGCCAAAGTAGCAATGGGTATACAAGGCAGTGGTTGGGTTTATCTTGCCAAAGACGGCAAGATTAAAACTATTAAAAATCACGAAATTAAGAAAGACATTGTGTTATTAATTGATTGGTGGGAACATGCGTGGGCATTAGACTATCAAGCAGACAAGAAAAAGTATTTAGAGAATCAATGGAAAATTATCAACTGGAATCATATAAATGAGCAAAGCACAATACAACTTAACAACAAAGACAGACTACCTTAATCGCAAGATGTTTCTAGACCCAGCCGGTCCTGTAACTATTCAAAGATTTGAAGAAGTCAAGTACAAGAAGATAGCAGACTTTGATGCCACCGCTCGCGGCTTCTTTTGGCAACCAGAAGAGATCAGTCTTACCAAAGATGCCAATGACTTCAAAGATGCTAGTGAAGCTGTAAAACATATCTTTACCAGTAACCTACTACGTCAAACAGCCTTAGATAGTTTACAAGGACGTGGACCAACGCAGGTGTTTACTCCTGTGTGTAGTCTTCCGGAACTAGAAGCATTGATGTACAATTGGGGTTTCTTTGAAACTAACATTCATAGCAAGAGCTACAGTCATATCATTCGTAACATCTATAACGTACCAAAAGATGTGTTCAACACAATTCACGAAACCAAAGAGATTGTAGATATGGCTAGTAGCGTTGGTTTGTATTACGACAAGTTACATGTCATTAATTGTCGTAAAGAGCTTGGCGAAGTTATTCCTGAAAAAGAATACATCAAGGCAATTTGGCTAGCACTGCACGCATCTTATGCCTTAGAAGCATTCCGTTTCATGGTTAGCTTTGCCACAAGTCTTGCCATGGTTGAGAATAAGATTTTTATTGGCAATGGCAACATCATCAGCCTAATTCTACAAGACGAACTACTACACAAGGGTTGGACAGCTTACATTATCAATCAGGTCATTAAAGAAGATCAGCGATTTGTTGATGCCAAACTAGAGTGTGAGCAAGAAGTTTATGCGTTGTATATGGATGTTATCCGTGAAGAAAAAGAGTGGGCAGAATATTTGTTTAACAAAGGTCCAGTGATTGGACTAAATGCTAATATTCTTAAAGACTTTGTGGACTTTACTGCTGTTAACGCCTTAAAAGATATAGGGATTAAATATCATACTAGTGCTCCTAAAACAACACCAATTCCGTGGTTTAACAAACATTCGGACACTAGTAAGAAGCAGACCGCTCTTCAAGAAAATGAATCAACCAATTATGTAATCGGTATTATGAGCGACAGCATAAATTATGATGAGTTACCGACAATTTAAAGGATATACATGAAAGCTATTGTGTGGAGTAAAGACAACTGTCCATTTTGTGATCAAGCCAAAGGCTTACTCAAAATGAAAGGCATTGAGTTTAAAGAATGTAAAATTGGACACGGTTATACTAAAGAACAGTTACTAGAAGCTGTACCAACAGCAAGAACAGTACCACAGATTTTCCTAGATGATTCGTTGATTGGCGGATTTACAGAATTAAAAGCATATTTTGCAAAGGATAAACATGTTAATTGATCGAGGTGTAACAGTAGGTGAAGTGATCACCTTGAAACTAACCAGCGGTGAAGAAATTGTTGCTACTCTGGTAGAAGAAACCGTAGAGCATTATAAATTACACAGACCAATGGTTATTGGTATGGGACAACAGGGACCGGGTTTAATGCCCTATCTGTTTACAGTTAATCCAGACAAGGATGTTAAACTGTTTAAAAAGACTGTGACTATGGCAGAAGCCACTGATAAATCGTTTGCTGATCAGTTCATACAGTCAACTACTGGCATTAAGCTAGTTTAACTAGGAGACTAACATGGCATCAGAATTCCTAATAGGAACATATCCGGGACCATTTAACGGCAGAGATTATACCGATGATTTGGCGACCCTTAACGCTAACCTAGGATATATAAAAACAGCAATAGATAACCTCGTTATTGCATTAAAGAGTGAGATGATCGGAGCCACCGCAGCCACAGTTCCAGGAACGTTGGCTAATAGTGCTAAAGGATCAAAACTTTTGCTTGAGGCCATGGCCGGTCTTGACAAAGATGGCGTTTCAAAAAACGCTCAAGGATTAGCGGCACTTGGTACTATTGCTAAACAGCTTGCCGGATTGTCTTCTACTATAGCTGCTGGGGTTGCTACTAGTCAAATTATAGCAGCTGATCAAATTAGTAAAAATGCCTTTGACAAATCAGCTACCCAGGCTGCGTTAAAAAGAAATAAGCTACCAGAAGTAACTGTTACTAGTGAAAGTTTGCTAGCAACAATTCAAAACTCAATTGAGTCTGCGGGTAATATTGCTGCTCAGGCCAGTGCTACAGGATTTGTATCTAGTACCGCTAACAAGGCGATCAGTTCCGCTAGTAACTATGTTACAGATATGCTGCCATCGTTTGGTGATATTACTAATATGTTTAAAACAAATACTTTAGGTAAGCGGGCCGATACGGAAGGCACTATACAGATGAACAGGGCAGACATCTTAATAACTAGTTCTCAGGCCTAAAAAATAACATGAGTGGAAAAGCCCCAGCAAGAATAGAAAGCGATGCAGCAGAGTCTCCAATTGTATCTGGGTCTACAGATGTATTTGTTGACTTTACAGGACTGGCCTACGAAGGCTCAATCACTGCGTTTGGCAACACCATTGTTACATCATCACTTAGTGTGATAGTCAATAACAGGGGTGTTGCTAGGGAATCAGATCTCACTGCTCAAGGACCAGCAGTGCGTACTGGATTTCAAGATATATGTATAGGCGATTAATGAAAAAATTATTTTGGAACATACTAGGATTTATAAGTCTAGGTCTTGCCTATGTAGGAGTAATAACTCCAGGCATTCCATATAGTCCTTTTGTTGTATTTGCGGCCTACTGTTTTAGCAAGGGCAGCGAACGTATGCACAAGTGGATTATGAATCACAAGTTGTTTGGACCATTCTTGACCAATTGGGGTGAGAAGCGGGTGTTCCCAACTAAGATGAAATACTTTATGCTGGCTATGATGAGCACAAGTTTAATCATTATGTTCTTTACAGGAGTTAAACCAATTGGAATTATCAGTACCGCAATTTTTATGGGACTTGTCGCTTGTTGGGCTTGGCGTTTTCCTGGCTCTGTTGCCGAACATACTAGACGAATTAATAACGGAGAGAAAGTAGGATGGTTGAAATGACCTATAAGATGCATAACTTATTTCCGATTCCTTTGTACCAGACTTCAATCAAAGGTCCAGATCCAATAATGGAAAAGATTTTGATTAACTCTGAGTTTAGTCATTTTGATGAGGCTTCTCCAACCCACCTTGAAACACCCAAACGTCAGTTACTAGATCAACCACAGTTTGCCAATCTCAAGAAACAGATCCAGGAAAAGGTTGATGAATATGTCTACGAAGTTTTAGGTGTAACTAGAAAGCAAAAGTGGTTAATAACAACCAGTTGGTTAAACAAAGCACCAACTGGCGGATATCATCCTTCACACTGGCACAGTAACAGTCTAATTAGTGGAGTATACTATTTGAAAACTAACCCCACTTCTGGTGCCATATGCTTTCACAAAGAACGGTCACATAACAATATATGGAGAGATACATTCTGTATAGATTTTGAAAAAACCAACGAGTATAATACAGATTGTGCTATTAGTCCAAAACCTAACGATCTACTGTTATTTCCGTCTATTTTAAATCACAGCGTATTGGATAACTTGTCACAAGAAGATCGTTACAGTTTGGCATTCAACGTATTTCCTAGAGGAATTATTGGTGAAGGCGGAAATAGTGAAATTAGTTTATAAAATAAATTTGACACACACACAAAAAGATGCTTAAATAATATATATGAACAGTTTGTTGGTTAGAGTAGTTGAGACAGTTAGTAACCTTTGTGTTAGTACCGTTAGATGAAATTGGCAGATCAGTAATATACATACAACACAAAGGAAAATAGTATGACAACAGGTAAAGTAAAATGGTTTAATGAAACCAAAGGTTTTGGATTTATTACTCCAGACGCAGGCGGTGAGGATTTATTTGCTCACTACTCACAAATTCAAGGCGGTGGATACAAAGTTCTACAAGAAGGACAGAGTGTGCGTTTTGATGTAACAATGGGCATGAAAGGTAAGCAGGCTAGTAACATCCAGCCTGCCTAAGTAGGAATAAAAATGAAAGCGTATGAATTTATTGTAGCAGTTTTAATTGTTACATTTCTAGTAATACATTTCATTTTTTAAAGAATTGTTGTAATCCCTTCCGAGTGAAGGCATGTTGGACGAGGGTTCGATCCCCTCCAGGTCCACCAAAAGGAAATTTATGGAAAAAAGTGAATTGAAGTTGCGACAGATGTATATGCAGACTGCTAAGTCTATAGTAGCATTTATCCGAGCAAGATCTTTTGGACGTTGTTAAGTTTTCTTCTGATGGGCCTGACCAGGTTTCGACAGCGTGAGATAGCGGAGACGGCAACACGACAGCGATAGTCGAAAAAACTAAAAAAACGTAAACGCAAACGACGAACAGTTCGCATTAGCAGCCTAAACACTGCTTAGGGTAGGATATACCTCGTAACAGAAAATACCAAAAAGCGATCTTAGGATCGCTTTTTTCTTGCTCTCTCCGTACAAACACTATATACTAGTCTTATGACAGATGTCATATCTTAAAGGAAACATAATTATGAAAAATATCTTAATCGCATCAATCTTGGCAGTGGCCGCTTTTTCAGCAAACGCTGTAGAAGTCGGTGTAAATGGTAGCTATGACTTTGGAGCACCAACTGAACGAGCAGGCGCCGGTATCACTATCGGTGAGAAGTTTGGTAAGTTTGGCGTAACAGCAGGTTTTGATCGTTATACAAAAACTACCGATCAAGACAAGTATAGTCTAGTTGGTTCTTACGATGTTGCTACAATTGCCAAAACTACTGTTGCTGTTAAGGCAGGTGCTGCGTATCTTAGCAACACTAGTGGTGTGTCAGACGGTTATGCCGCATTAGTTGGTGTTGGCGCAAGCTACCCTATTACCAAAGCTGTTGCGTTGACAGCAGACTATCGTTACCAAGCAGGTCAATCTAGAGTTAATCAGTTTGACGGCAGTACTGTAGCATTTGGTGCCAAGTACTCATTCTAATTTTTAATTAGATTAAAAAGGGCCGACAGGTCCTTTTTTTGCCTGTGACATTATTGGTTTTATCTATAAGCGTCATAAAAAAATATTTAGGAAAAAACTATTGATTTCGTAGATCAATAGGATATATAATGTACATATACAACACAGCGTTGTTATAGTTTTCAACACACACAAGGAGACAATATGAAAACAGTTGGCGATAAGTTAGAAAAATTCGCAGTCACTGGCGTTAAACCAGGACAACCAGAAGATGCTTTCTTTGAAATTACAGATGAATCATTTGCTGGCAAGTGGAAAGTAATTGTTTACTATCCAAAAGACTTTACATTCGTTTGCCCTACAGAAATCGTAGCCTACGACAAGTTGGCAGGTGACTTTGCTGACCGTGACGCAGTATTGCTCACAGGTTCAACAGACAACGAGTTCTGTAAAGTGGCATGGCAAAAAGCGCATAGTGATTTACAAAAGATCACACATACACAATTTGCCGACACACAGCGTTGGAACGCAGAGACTGGTGAAAATCTAAGTCTAATCGAACAGCTCGGTGTATTCTATGCTCCAGCAGGTGCCGCTCTACGTGCTACTTTCATCGTTGACCCAGACAATGTTATCCAACACGTTACTGTCAACAACTTGAACGTTGGTCGTAGTCCAGAAGAAAC